GCATTTTATACGTAATGCTTGAAGTAGTTGCTGGACTATCTAAAACACTAAACTGACCAGGAATAGAAATTTTCCAATCGCCACTAGAATTTAAACCCATTCGTCCATATACGCCCCTATCACTATTGTAAATAGTAGTTGAGTTACGAAGGAATTTTATAGACAAACCACTTGGATCATTGCTAGCTCTAGATGCGTATCCATTAAAATTGCACAACACTAAAATTTTATTAGTAGCGCTTGCAGGTGTAATAGAAGCTGTTATTCCTGTATCAATAGAAGAAGTAGATGTTGTTTCATTATTTGCACTATATGTCATTGAAACAACCTGTCTTATAGAACCAACAGGCAAAGCTGCCGCAGATAAACCAGTACAGTTAGTCAAAACACCAGAAGCAGGCGTCCCCAAAGCAGGTGTAACTAAGACTGGGCTAGTTAGCGTCAGCGGAGCGTTTAAGCCAGCTTGGTTTATCGTGGAGATAGCCATTATTTACTCCAGACCCCACACAGCATTGCATACGGCTTGTACTTTAGCATCTTGCTCGGTGATGTCATCGCCTTTGGTTAGTGTCCAGCGGTGGTATGTTTTGCTAAACTCGATGTCGTCTTCAAGAATAGCCGTAGCCTGACGCACTTGTATGATGTCGTTCTCTACTACTTCAATTTTGTCGATTGTTACTTGTTTTTTTAACATAATTATTCCTTAAGAAAGAGTTCTCAAAACACCGCAAAAGCTCATTTCCATATAGCTTGAAGACCATGTTGTACCAGAGAATTGCCCATACATTTCACAGAATGAGCTTGCATTTGCTTGAAATCTTCCAGGCTGTGTTGATACTGACCCATTTACTGCGTTGTATCCGAGCGGAATAAAATCATAGTTTGCAGACAACGCAAACGGAAGCCCTTTAAGCGTATAACCTGCTGCTCCCCCAGAATTACCAGATGCTTTATACCAATACCCTTGTATATATAACACCCTTCCAATTTTAATATATGTACCTGTAACTGCAGTTGGTGATGTTATTTGCGCACTACTTGTCCATATTTCTGGTGTCCAAGTACCTTCTTCGTAGTCATCAAGCGTGTTAGGGTCTGTTGAAGCGGACTGAGTTCCGGGGAATGCAATACCAACACCATTTGCAATTGTGTTAGCGCCGTTTAATGCCAAAACGCCATTAGCGTTTAAATTTAAAATTGAAGTAAGGGCTGCTGCATTACCAGTAGTTCCAACAGGTGCAACATACCAATTAAAAACACCGTCTCCACCAGCAAATACCGTTGGTTTATTTGTTGAATTTGAACATTTCCAACCGCTATTGTAGTACGTACCTGCGGTTATGGAGTTATACCCATTAAAACCAAATATAGAGCTACCTACATCTCCAACAGATACAGCGTTTCCTAATGTCCAAGTATTTGGAGTGACATTGACCCCTAAATTACCAGTAAGTTTTGAACTACCAGCGTAAGATAGCTTTAACATCTCAGAACGGCTAGACGAACCACCATGATAGAAAATCATGTCATCTAGTGGGCCAGTAGTAAGACGGGCTGCGCCTGTAACGTAATCAACAATAACTCCATCAATATAAGAGTTACCAAAGTCACCAGTAGCAAGGTAGCCACCAGATGCAGTAATGTCACCAATAACAGATGGGTCTTGGCTAATAGCGTTGTAAGTCGTAATTAAACTGGTGTACTCGACCCAGATGTTATTTGTTCCGCTTAACGGAGCAGAAGTAAAGGTAATCGAGCTGCCAGATACAGTAAACGCTGTGCTTGGGTTTTGAATGACGTTATCAACCGCAACAATCATCTGCGCCACACCTACTACTGGGCGAGATAAAGTAAAAGTTACAGTTACGCCATTACCGCTAAAGTAATCAATAGCGGGGGTAAATCCCTGGTTCTGAACTGTATTACCGATGTATGGCATATTAGCTCGCAGTCAAAGCAGATACAATGCAGTCGCCAGATGAGGCAGAACCGTTTTGAACATAAAGAGCATCGCTTGTCTTCATTACTACACGGTTGCCTTGGATAACTTCAAGCGAGCCGCCAACAGGCACAGTAGCGTTGTAGACCAGATAGTAGTTAACAGAAGAACGTGTGAGATACACGGAGGTAGTAATCGGCGCAGTTGAAGTGTTCGATATGATGCAGCTAGAGATAGCCACAGTACCAGAAGCAACGCTAGTAATAATATTGACTGCGGATGTGCCAACGTTTTTGGCTACGAACGAGGTGTTTGAATAAGTTGCCATATTAGCCCATCATAAAGGATAAGAAGTACGCATCGTCTGCCGTTGCCGCCGTGTTTGCTGACCAGACTGGAGCTGTACCGTTTGATGTAAGGACATACCCGTTGGTTCCAATAGCCAGTTTAGACAGAGCAGTACCAGAAGTGTAATAGGGTAAATCGCCAGCAGTATAGGAAGTAAGACCAGTACCGCCATAAGTCGTGGTAATTGCAGTAGCATTCCAAGTTCCCGAAGCAATAGTCCCAAGTGGGGACACGTTGTTAGAAGCATCAAGGTTTACTGACTGCTCAGCTGGATAAGTAACGAATACAGTCTGTGTGCCAGAGCTAAAGTTAACTAGGGCAGTAGTATTAAGGTAGTTAGCATAAACAGTCGTACGAGCAAGCGTACCAGCGCCTACAGTGCCAAGACCTACTTCCCACTTTGCACCGCCTTGGTCAGCAATACAGTAAAAGGTTGTGTTGCCATTACCAATAGATGAACTAAAGGTCTGATAGCCTAAAGCCGCACCACCAAGCGTAACTGTGCCTGTACCTGGTGCGGTAGCTGATTCCTGTACTCTGTCTTTTAAGACCAAGGCCATTTATGGCTCCTTAGCCAGCAGCGCTGAGTGTATACGTTACGTTAATAGTATCGCCAGATGTTACCGTCTTAGAACCAGCCGTAAATGCACCAATGCTAAATAAAGTACCTGTGGTGTTATCAATCGCTGTAGAACCACCAACGTTAATAAACGCACCATATACTGTTCCAGAGCCAGTCATGCTAAACACCACTGCAGCGCTGGTTGACAGAACGGAGGGATTCGCTGTCGTTGCTGCTGAGAATGAAGGGGTCTTGCGTGTACCAGAATAGGTTGGGGCATTAGCGCCACCAACTTCAAACCAACCAGCATGTGAGCTTTGTGTGTCGCCGTAAGCTGGGGTAAATGTACCAGAACCGTTAGCACCGCCTAGACCCATAACAATAGCGCCACCACCTGAGTTAGCGAAGTAAGAATCCATTAAGTTCTTACGGCCTACGTTAGTTGTTAGGTTTGTAAAGGTATCAGACCACTTCTCAACGCCATTGGCATCGTAACAAGTAGCAACGTATACACCTTCTAAGCCAACAGTTTCGGCTGATCCACCACCATAAGAAGCATTAGCTCCGAAGCTATCGCCTAATTTTGTAATTTCAGAACTCATAAAAACTCCTTAATTGGAAAGACGAATAATGGCATCTGATGCGCTATTCGTTGGAAACGTTATTGTAAATGTGTTTGTTGCTGTTTTATCAGACCCAAAATTCAGTACTGCTACTGCTGAACCCGTAGTGCTATTGTAAATTAATGCCCCTCTAGTAGTAAAGGAGGCTGGGCTCCAAGTTACAGGTAGGAACGATACGTATGCAGTCTGGTCTAGGCTTGATGGAGGAATACCCGTTAAAGTTTTACCCCCCGCTGTATACCCAGTCCCAGTAATTTCGTTGGTTGTTGAGTATGCTAAGGTGGTCGGCCCCAAATCGGCAACGGCAGTGTATAGAGCAATCTTGTATACGTAAGAGGTGCCAACGGCAAAGTTTGCTCTACCGCTTAAACAGTCCTGTTTAAAGATTGTGCATTGGCCTTGCTGGATCATGGATTAACCGCAATCTTAGCTTGACCATTACGATAAGCATCACCACGCTCAAGACCAGTTCCAAGGCGGTTGAGTTGACCCATAGCGTCTTGAAACATTTTTTCGTAGTAAGTAACCATGTCCTGTTCACCTTTTTGGAACAACACAGCTTCACGCAAAGAGCCATAAAGCAGGCATGGGTCATAGTTATCACCCAACCAAGAGGTCCCAAGGGTGTTATCTACTGCAGTTAGTGTGTACTGGAAGCCTGAACCAATACCGCCAATATAAGTAATAGACGTAGTTAATACGTCCCCAACAGCATAAAAATTACCTGGGTTATCAATCGTTACTTTAGTAATAAGGTTGCCAGCAATAGTGATATTAGCTGTAGCCCCAGAGCCAGACCCGCCAGATAAAGGCACATTACTGTATAGCCCGTTAGCGTAACCAAACCCAGGGGTAATAGTTCCGTTATTAACAGCACCTTGAACAATAGATATTGGGTAATAGAAATAGTGCAGCTCTACTGCATAGCTACTGTCTGGTGTTGGCCCAAGTAAAAAACTTAGCTCATTAGGGTCTGTATATTGTGAACCAAATAAACTGTAGTACTTAGGGGTACCTGTGTCGGTGGGCTGTGGGTATGACTCACGGATGAAGTTAACATCTTTGTTAAGTAAGTACTCGTAGGTGCCGCCAGCCTGTATAACTGCTAAAGAATACGTAGATAAATAATCATTAGGGGCAGATAAATACTTATTATTAGCTGTAAGCGTACCTGTTACGTTTCTACGCAACGAAGGAATCTGAACAGTATTATAGATACGATCTTCTGCCTGACGAACAAAAGTCGAAATATTATCTATAAATGCCTGCTCTGAAGATTCAGCGTAGTCTTGTACCGCTTGATACAGCTGGACATAGTTCATTCGGGTTTAGCCCATTTTTCCACTGATCTTACGACCTTTAGTAGCAGCGCCATAACCACGCATAACGCCTACGCCATATGGATTTTCTTTAGCATAATTGCCTTTGCTAATACCGCCAACGGAGATATTAGATTTATCCATAACTTTAGCGCCAGCCTCATACCCACTATAGGTATTAACGTTGGTTTTCTCGCCACTCATTTTATGTGGCTCATCATAAGCCTGAGCAGGTTTATTGTTCTTAGCCATGATTAACGACCTCTTTGGTTATTCGCACGTGCCATATTACGACCAACAGCCCGCATAGCTTTGCCAGTTACACCAGCAGATTTTTTACCACCATGCTGAACTTTAGCTGTTGGACCAGAATCGCCAAGGTTTTTACCCTTAGTTTTGCCTTTTTTCTCAATGCCGTTAGCACCTGATTTGAATGTCATTTTTTGCTCCTAAGTTGTTGTTACTGTTACTGTACCTGTTTGCCCTATTGCAATCAAGTAATTTGGTGTTAAAACGCTGTCAAAACTACTTGCACCACCTACAGGTGCCCATCCCCACTGGAATATCCTACTACCAGCTTCTGGGTACCCAAACTGATCTACAGCGTTACCATTAGTATCAACAGTTTGTAACCCGCTATTACCAGACACTTGATAGCTAACATCTGGTCTTGGTTCACGTACAGCCTGTGGGTCATTAACTGGATACAAGCCCAACGATAGCTGTGGCTGATCTGGATCCCAACAAGAAGGACATACCTTAATCTGATATAGCTTGGTCTTAATGACTTCTTTCTTTAGCTCCTTGAGCATGTACCGCTGAGCGCATCTATCGCACTCCGCAATCGCATACTTACCTGACGCATATTTACTTGGCATTTACGGCTTCAATAAAACAGCTGTCTAGGTACAAATCTATCTGCTGCT